AATATGCAGCCGAAAGTTCCCGTCGTTCCTTTGACGCCGCCACGCCAGACCCCGTCCGCAGGTGGGATTACCGTTCTCGGATACCCGCCGGGGTATATCGGGGACGGATCTCATGCACCACCCCGTATATATACACCGGCTCCCCCCGAGGTCGTCGGAACTCTGGCCGACACCTTCCTGCCGTGGCTCGCGGCGCAGGGCATCCACTTGCGACCGTGGCAGCACTACGTCCTCAAGCGCGCCCTGGAGGTCGATGCGGAGGGCCGGCTCTGGTGGGACCGCATCATCATCAGCACTCCGCGCCAGAGCGGGAAGTCGGTGGCCCTGAAGTCCTACGCGATGGTCCGCTGCGAGTTCTCGGCCCACTTCGGCGAGGTCCAGGAGGTCATGCACGCGGCCAACAACCTCGTCGCGGCCAAGCGGATCATGAACCAGGCGTTCCGGTGGGCGGCGAACCTCGCCCTCACGATCCGGCGCGCTGCCGGGGACGAGCAGATCATCTGGCCGGACGGCTCGCGCTGGTTCCTCTCCTCCACCAAGTCCGTCTGGGGCGCGTCCGGCTCGGCCGCAATGGTGGACGAGTGCTGGGATCTCGCCGAGGAGGTCGTCAGCAGCGCGATCGAGCCGACGCTGGTCGAGCGGGACCAGTCGCAACTGTGGCTGGTGTCCACCGCCAACGACGAGTGCACCCCGCTGATGCCGAAGGCCCGGAAGGCGGCGCAGACCACCCCCCGAGTCCTCCACATCGAGTGGTCGGCCGGTCCCGACGACGACGTGCTCGACCCCCAGGTCTGGTGGGCGGCGTCGCCGCACTGGTCGAAGCGCCGCGAGGACATGATCCGCAAGGCGGTGGGCACCAAGGGCTGGGAGGCGCAGTGGCTCAACCGCTGGCCCTCCGACGACGGCGTGGAGCCGGGGTGGCCCGACAGGTTCGCCTCGTGCGGCCGCTCGGACGACACGCCCCCGGAGTTCCCTGTAGGGGCCGTAGAGGTCTCGCAGGACCGCTCCCGGTACGGAGCAGCGGTGGCAGCGAAGATCGGCCCTGAGACCCACTGCTGGACGTTCTCGGCACCCACCCTCGCGGAGGCCGTGGAGTGGCTGGAGTCGTTCGAGCCTGTGTCGGTGTTCGTGGGCCTGTCGCTGAAGGACGAGGTGGCTGGCATCGGCGCGTTCAGGCAGGACCCGGCCGGTCTGGCCGAGTCCCGGATCGCCTCCCCCGTGTTCGCCAACCTGTCCGAGACCGGGGCGCTGCGGCACGACCACAACCCCGTCCTGCTGGAGGAGCACGCCAACGCCCGCACCTCCGAGGTCGAGTCCGGCTGGCTGCTCAGCGCCAAGAAGTCCCAGGGGCCGGTCCCGACCCTGAAGGCCGCGATGTGGGCGTCCTGGGCTGCGGGGACCGACAGGTTCGCCTACGAGGAGTCTGCTGTGTTCTGACACCCCCTGGGGTATGCTGACCCCAGGGACAGCCGCTCCCTCCTATCAGCCATGCCGTAGGAGGACCGAGTGTACGAGGCCCGCAGGATCAGGCAGCAGCGATCCATGTACGTCCGCAGCGACAGCCCCGGCTCGATCAGGTGGAACGCCCCGGACGGCTACCCGTCCTCGCTGGCACCCACCCCGCCCTCGTGGTGGTGGGGCTCCGACATCTTCACCAGGCCGCTGGAACCGGCGACCGCGCTGAGCGCCGTCTCCCGCGCCACCAGCCTCATCTGCAACACCATCTCCGCGCTCCCGTGGCGCATCCTCACCGGCGGCCCCGGACCCGAGACCTCGACCACGATCCTCCCGCCGCCCCGGTGGATGGCCGACCCGACGCTGCTGCGGCCCGACGACCGCTTCGGCACCTCCCCGCTCCCGGCCGCCCACCGCTACCCGCGCTCGGTGTTCTGGGCCGAGTGGATTCGCTCGGCGATCCTGCACGGCATGGGCTACCTCATCTTCGAGGTGGCCTCCGACGGCTCCCCGGTCGCCGGTACGCTCCGCGTCCTCAACCCGCTCATGGTCGGCCCCCACGTCGATGAGGACGGCTACGTCGTCCGCGTCATCGGCAACGGGAGCGAGCAGGTGCAGACCTCCTTCGACGGCACCTTCGTCCTCGGCTCCCGCCGCTACCGCCTGCTGGAGTTGAACTCCCCGCTGGCGACCCGCGACGAGTACGGCATCACCCAGGGCGTCCTCGCCACCCACTCCGCAGAGATGGGGCTGGCGGCACGGGCGCAGCGCTACGCCGACGGGATGTTCAGCACCGGCGTCCCGGCGGGCATCCTCAAGACCTCCATCCCGAACGTCAAGAAGGAGCAGGCCGAGCGCCTGCGCGAGCAGTGGATGGAGGCCCACGGCGGGGACCGGCGCTCGGTCGCCGTCCTCAACGCGACGACCGATTTCCAGCCGCTCGGCCTCAGCCCGGTGGACCTGGCGCTGATCGAGATGCGGCGGATGTCCCTGCTCGACGTCGCCAACGCCTTCGGCGTCCCGGTGTACATGCTCGGCGGCAACGACGGCGGCTCGAACACCTACAGCAACGCCGAGTCCAGGAACATGGACTTCAAGCAGTTCAGCCTGTACGGCTGGGCCACGGCGGTCGAGGAGGTCATCACCTCCCTGCTCGCCACCGGGGTGTTCATGGTGATCTCGTTCGGCGGCCTGCTCCGTCCCGACACCGCCACCCGCTACGCGGCCTACAGCACCGCGATCCGGGACGGCTGGCTCACCCCCAACGAGGTCCGCCTGTTCGAGAACATCCCGCCGCTGCCGGAAGCGGTCGTGGAGGGCGAGATCCTGCCCGGAGCCTCAGGAGGAGGTATGGCCGATGTCTGACCTGATCGACCAGATGCGGGGCGGCGCTATCCAGCACCGCGCTGCCGAGATCCGCGACGCGGACACGAAGGAGGGCATCCTGACGGTGCTGGTTGCCCCCTACGGGCGTCGCGTCGAACTGATGCCCAAGGTGACCGAGGAGTTCGCGGCCGGGTGCTTCGCCCGCTCCGTGAAGTCCCCGCACCGGCTGTCGGTGTTCCACGAGCACGGGGGGCCGCTGGTGGGCAGGGGCTTCGAGGCCGAGGATCTGCCCGAGGGCTTCCTCGTGCGGTCCAGGATCGGGTCCACGCTCGCGGCGCGGGAGATGCTGAGCCTCATCGAGGACAAGATCCTCACCGACGCCTCGGTGGAGTTCCGCCCCATCCAGCGGCACATGAAGGTCGAGCATCGCGGCGACCGCTACGACATCACGCACAAGCAGGCGGAACTGACCGGCTACGCGATGGTGAGCGAGGGCGCGTACACCGGCACCAAGGTGCTGAGCCTCCGCGACCTGGAGTCCGGCAAGGCCCGCGAGGAGTTGCAGGCGTGGCTGGCCGCCGAGCGGGCGAAGACGTTTACACCGTGAACGCGGAGCCTGTAGGCTGGGGTCCAGCAGTGGACCTCCGTCCGAGTACCGCCGGACCTCCGGGCAGCACCAGGCCCCGGACCTCCGGTAAGCGGCGCGACCTCCAGGCGACCCAGACATTCCTGTCACGGCGCTTCTAGGAGGGGCGCGAATCATGGATCTTCTCAAGCAACTCCGCGCCAAGCGCGACGAACTGCTCACCAACATCGAAGCCCTTATGCAGGGCGAAGACTTCGACCCGGCCGACGCCACCCTCGTGGAGGCCCGCTCCGAGGTCGAGAAGATCGACTCCCGGATCAAGGCGCTGGTGGACTTCTCCCAGAGCCGCAACGCGGCCAACAAGGTGGACGCCCTGTCCATCGGTTCCGCCGAGGTCCGCGAGAACGAGTCCAACCCGCCCCTGTCGCTGGGAACCCTGTGGACCCGCTCCAAGGCGTACTCGGACTACATGCAGGCCCCGAAGGGCAACTCGGCCCCGGTGTCCATGCCGTTCAACTCGCTCCAGACCCGCGCGGTCATCACCACGGTCGGCGTGAACGCCACCAAGGAGATCGTGGAGAAGCAGCGGATCGGCTCCCCGGATCGCGGCAACGTCCTGACCCCGCTGCTCGACATCGTGGGCAAGGTGCAGGTCAGCACCGGCTCCGTCGAGTGGGTCGTGTGGGGTGCCGACCCGATCGCGGGAGGCCCGATCGCCGAGGGCGACGCCAAGCCCGAGGCCACCTTCAGCCCGGATCTGAAGACCATCAACCTCGAAGTCCTGGCGCACTGGATCCAGTACAGCCGCCAGTTCGCCGAGGACGCCCAGGCGCTGCTCCAGTACATGGACGACGCCCTGGTCCGTGGCGTGCTGCTCAAGCGCGAGGCCCGCATCGGTGCGGCCCTCATCGCTGGCGGTTCCGGCATCCCGACGACCACCAACACGGACGGCCTGCTCATCGAGGGCATCCGCGTGGCGATCGCCGACGTGCAACTGGCCGGGTTCGCGCCCCAGGCGGTGGCCCTCAACCCCGCCGACTACGCGGCCCTGGACATCGGCGTGATGAACTCGACCCTGCGCGGCCCGGTGGTCAACGGGCAGTTCTGGTCGGTCACCCCGGTCCCCGTGGCCGCCGTCGCCAGCGGCACCGCCTACGTCGGCGACTTCCAGACCGGCGTCGTGGAACTGTCGCGCAACTCGGTCCAGACGTACACGACCGACAGCGACATCATCGACGGCCAGACCGTGAAGTCGGCCTTCCGCTCGAACGTGCTCACGACCCTGGTCGAGGGCCGGACGAACGTGGTGGTCCACCAGCCGCAGGCGCTCCGCAAGGTGACCGGCCTGCT